GAGACGTGACCCACAGGTCTGACCTGTAATGCGTTTGGGTTGGAAAATCTCTTCAATTGTTTTTTCTTTACATTCAAAAAACTTACAATCTTTTTGTGTGACTTCTGATAGTACATGGTCTGTGGTGGTTTTACCTGTCTCCGTATACACCACGACATCGGCCCCTGTTTTAATGGCGTCAATGACTTCGTAGGTCGAGTAGGTGGTTTCCGTTGCGGTTGTTGTTCCGTATACCCCTAATTCTTTAAATACAAACCCACACGAACTAAAGAGTAGGCAGAAAATGTATATAGATTTTTTTAGCATCACGTTGCCTTATTCCTAGGCTGGTGGTAAATCCTTCACCAACAGAAACTCGGATGTTTGAAAATAACTTTTGATCCACACGAATACGCATTTTGCATCTTAATCCCATGCCATTGATGCGTTGATGGTAGCGTTCATCTTTGATGGTGATACAATCAATCACCCCCTCATCATAAACATTTAATTCAGAAAGTGGTACTATCACCAATCTTCTCCTTTTTCCCAATTATCATAATCATCAGGCATTTCTTTGATATCAGGTATGGCAATGGCAAAATCATCTGGATTGACGGAATGCCCTTCTCGCGCCAGTCTGGTTTGTGCGATGCGTTCAGGGGATTTCATTTGTTCAACCATTGATGTGGATATTTTAGCTTTTGCCTCTTCAGAATGTGTGAGTTGTTTTGAAGCACAGGATTGACAACAATAGGGACCTTTTTTACGATGGCTGTTGCCACAGGTTGGGCAGACTTTTTCTTTATAAACACCTGGCATAATAGGCTCTCAGGTAATTCTTAATCAATCTCATTCTCATTAAGGATGTATTTTGATTCGCTGTGTAAAAGGCAGTAAATTAATCTATTTTACAACCGCAACACAATGTAGGAATAATAATAAAATGAATAAAGCTAAAATGAATAGCCGTATCTTCATCGTTCTTCTCCTTACGATTGAACCGTCGGATCTTCGTATGTATTTATTCTTTAGAGGTGTGAGTTCAAAGGGTAATAACATTATTTAAAGTATGGGCCGACCATCCATGTAACAACGGAGTATCTAACCCCTTTTGTAACGGGTTCAACACCATGAACCATGTATGACGGGAAAACAATCACTGTTCCTGGTTCTTGGGGTGGATAAAATGGATTACCAGTTGCATTAACCCAAAATTTACCACCTTCATAATCACCATTTAAAAATGCTAATACAGTCAATTTGCGTGTTTCATCACTATGCACATGAAAAGTATCAACATGAGAATTATAATGACCGTCAGGTTCATACATCAAAAACTCAGTTTGGTTGCTATGGGTGATGTTATATTTCCACCAATAGTGATTAGCATTAAGTGCAGTTGATGTTAGTATTCCACCAATACCTTGATTTTGTGGTAACATCAAACGATGAACATCTCTCACCTCTCTATCAATTGTACCTGTATGTTGCCCATCATTTCCACCAACGACAGGAGGTAATTTTGTGTGTTTTTTCTTTGAATATTCTTTAACCAACCTATTACAGAATTTTTCTGTCAAATGGTTTTCAAACACAGCAACATCGGTTATTACTCTTTGAATAGCTTGTTGTGTGTTGTTAGATGGTTTAGGAATACCAAGACTTTCTCGGCCATCATACTTTTGGTCGGCATGGGGTCCATCTTGGTCAACATAATGTAAAAACACTTGTGCCTGCCATTCACCCTCAAACTCTTCACGCCAATGTATTTTCTCTTGACCACGATAAAGAACGGCATCACCCACATTCATAGTTATTTTGGATATGTTTTTAACCTTAATGTCTTTAAATTCACCACTGCCTTTTGAATTGTATTTTTCAGACTTTTCACCATCAAGAGCGGGGTCAGCCATAAAGATTGGCCATTTTTTACCTTTAAAACCCAAAGTAAGTGTAACACTGATTTCACAGGCTGGGCGATCCGAATGAATGGTCAGTGTTTCACCTGGCTTATAGAGACGAGCATATGAATAGGTTGGATATAGTTTTTTACCACAGGCCGTTTCAAAATGTGGTGTTAAATCATTGAGAAGTGTATCAAAGGTGATATTGCCGTGAATGGCTTCTGATTTAGGACATTGTATGTCTTTGCTTGTTTGACCTTGTTCTACCAGACCTTTTAGTATTTGTGTCAGTTCTGCACAATTTTGTTCGTCTAAAAAATCTTTGAGGTGAACATATTTGTTTTGTTGAAATTGTTCAACAGTATTCACAGTATTCATATTATATTTTCTTATTGTTTTTTTTATTTAACTTGGATAAGGCGCATCCTTTGGTTTTATGTAGCAAGTTCCATCTTTATAATACCACTCATCTGCAACACAATCATCAGAACAGTCCACCCAAAATAATGTATTGTATACTTCAAAAGTAGCATCATCTGCAACTACTTCTGCAACACGCATCGTATCTTCAATCGTAGATGTTGTATCGGGTTCATAGGAAATTGGATCAGTTGGTGGTTCAACTTCTTTCCACGATGTTACCCATTGTAAATTAAAAATTTCTGTCGAACTAATTAATGCTTTCATAAGTTATCCTTAATATTCTACTACAATTATACCAGCACCACCAGCACCACCACCGCCAGCTGCATCGACAACAGGTTTGCCACTACCGCCACCACCCATAATACCAGCTGTTCCAGTAACATCTGGCACAGTCCCCGCAGCACCCCCACCAAAAACACTACTACCACCAGTGCCACCCATAGATTTATCATATGGTGAAGAACTTATAGTTGTCACTGATGCTGGAGTTCCACCAGTACCTCGTATATTTAATTGAGCGCTAGCACCAAGACCGCCTTGACCGCCACCAGAATGACCAACTGGATTCCTACCACCTGAGCCGCCAGTAGCAGAACAGTATGCACCAAAGGATGATGTGCCACCCGAGCTGCCTCCGGTACCAGATACTCCAGGACCACCAGGACCACCGCCACCAATTGTTACTGGAACGGGGGATGTTGGAATAGAAATAACTTCAATGGCTGCACCACCACCACCACCGCCGCCGCCGCCAGACTGTGTTGGTCCACGATAGCCACCAGCACCACCACCACCACCGCCTACAACAGTAACTTTTATTTTAGTAACAGAGCCTGGATTAGTCCATGTGCCAGTAGAAGTGATAACATCCATATTAGAAAAACCACCAGCAATACCTGAAAGACCAGAACCATCACCTGTTGGTGTGAGATAGGTTGTGTCTAGCTTAGCTGCTGTGACAGAACTATTAGCTATTTGTGCTGTTGCTACGGTACCGGTAAGTTTGCTTGTAGCTACATCTGCTATCTGAGCATCGGATATGGTACCGGTAAGTTTGCTTGTAGCTACATCTGCTATCTGAGCATCGGATATGGTACCGGTAAGTTTGCTTGTAGCTACATCTGCTATCTGAGCATTGGTTATGGTACCAGTAATTTTAGTGTTTGCTACACCAGCAATTTTGTCATCGGTAATTGCGCCATCGGCAATATCTGCAATTTCAATTGCACCGTCTTCGATGATTCGTCCTGTAATTCTTTGAATAGCCATTTAGAATTCCTATATGATATATTGTGACATTATTCTTTATTTATATTATTTAGTTGTTCAACTTTAACTGTTTTTTTTTATTTTGTAAAATAATTAAAAATGGAGTGTAGTGTTCTCCAAATGACATATAAACAAATGTAAAAGGGAACTATAAAAATAGCCACTGCTAAAATGCAAATAAGCATCATAAAATCAGTTATCTTTTCAATCATCATTAATCTCCAATTCATCCAGTCTATCACGATATTCATTAAGTATTTTTGTTAATTTAATGCGAAGATTATCATCTTTTATTGAATAGAAGTTTGTTCTTAAATCAACAATCATACTGTTTAATAGTTTCACCAATTCTTTACAATTTTTTAAAACCATTTTCCATTATTCCTTCCAACTATATCATCAATTAAGTCAACATATTGTCTATCTTCAGGTTCTAACATAGAATAATATTTATGAATTTCTTCTAATAGTTTTTGAACACGATATTGGTCTACTTGATGTAGATTCATCTCTACATATTTTTCAAGTAAATTCATTTTCTCATTAATTTTGTCTCGAATAGATATGACATTGGTCATAGAAAGCCCGCTTCCTTAATCAACTGATGAGTAATATTAGGATATAGTTTTCCCAAGTTTTGGTCCTTTATTGCCAGTAATATTTTTGCTTCTGAAATGTGAATATCAGAAAGCAATTGTATAAAGTGCATTTCTCTTTTGAAAGCTTCCATGTGTGGATTCTCTTTTGTGTAAACATAGAGCTTTCGTATTTCTGGCTTAAACAAACCATGTGTCTCACCAATCTCATTAGGATCGGGTGTAAATGGTGGGTCACCTTGCGGTAACAAAAATTTATATTCAGGATCAAATGCGTATTTAAATAAGAGTCTTAACGCACCATCCTCTTTGAATTCGTTTATTTTAGATGTGTCTTTATTTATCGCTTCAAGTATTTCTGGAATATATTTTAATCGCATTACAACAACCAAACATATGTTCCAATAGAATTAAGACCAATAAAATAGCAATTTTGTATAAACAAAGGCAAATTTTTATACCTCATACTGAATTGATAAGCCAATATAGTATGAGCTACTACAAATATTGGAAAACAATATTCGAAGTTTGGAACTTTGAATGACAATGCTGTTGCACCTGATATCAATAATATTGTCGATATCCATTTTACATCAAAGGTCATTTAATATCCAAAGCTTCTTTTCTTTCTTTAATCCAGGATTTCTCATCTGAAAATGTAGGTAAAGTTTTTAGCTGTCGTTGAATTTCCCACAAAATTTCATACATTTTCTTTTTATGTGGCCATCCTTCTTCTGGATTGCTGGCATAAAAACCTAGGTCATCAATGTATTCATAAATTTGACCCTGTTGTTGAGAGTTTTCAAACATATCTATCATATTATACTCCTATTCCTAAAATAGCGCAATCTTCACAAACTAAAATACTATCAAAAACTCGGATTGCATCGAGTGTTTTGATTCTTGTTTTTTTAAATTTAATATATTTTTTACTTGGATCTTTTGTTCCACAAACATCGCATTTTTGTTCTTTTTTTAATGGATTATTCATAGCCGCTCCTTACAATTTCCACCAACTATCCTTTTTATCGTATTCTCTACACCGATTATACCATTCTACACCTGTTTCTTTAATTGGAACATCTTGTGCCCATTGAACTAATGGCCAAATCACAATAATATTACTTATAATAAAAATAAGACTAAACCACTCTTCCATGTATGGATTAGGAGGTTGTTTTGCTAATTCTATTAAATATAGTAACCATTCAGTTATCAATATCTTTCAACTTATGTTTGGTTTTTCGATTATACTTCTTTTTATCCTTTTCAATCTTATGCCAAAAAGGTAAATTGTCACTGAATAGTTCTAATGCTCGCCTATGCCAAGGTTTTTGTTTTTGTGGCGCGCTCATTGTAAGTCTTCTAAAAAAGGATCATCATCCAAACTGTTAAGATAATCAAACACTCTCATGTAAGCCTCTTCTTCACTTGGTGCCAATACTTTAAATTTGGCTTCGCCATCATTAATTAATACTTCAAAGGGAACATTCTTTGGAAGTTTATATGGATAGGCAAAACTCACATCGATTTCATAGAATTGTGACTTTTTAATCCTATCAATTATGTCTATAACATTGTTATTTGATTCGCTCATTCTTTTATTGGTTGAATTGATGATTCAAAGTTATCGTATTCGTCTTTGTTAGCATCTACGGGTACAATTATATCATCAGATTCTTTAGTTTTACTGTTTAAATTATATAATAATGCCATTATAATCAAACCACATAAAATATGAGGCAAATATTTACCTGCCTTCATTTTCTGTTAATATAATTGTTTGTTGTTCTAATACAATTGGTGAAGTATTGTTTGACTCAACTTCGGAGGGTTCTGGCCAAATTGTATTTAAACAATACAATAATAACCAAGTTGCAAATGTTTCCATAATATATTTTCCATTATTTAATTAACCACAATCACTAAAAGCGACAATTCGTCTTGCCATCGCTTCACGTTCCTTTGCTTTTGCAAATTCTTCAGATTCTTCCACTGCTTTTTGTTCTTCTTTTTGTTTTGCTTCTTTGGCGTCTTTTGCTAATTCTTGTAAAGCCTCAGAACCACTAGATTGATATCCAGGCATTGCATTTTCCTTTTGAGAAATTTATTAAAACAGACTTTTGGTCTCATACTTTATTTATAATAATTATTTCTTTTTAGGTAATGATTATACATTTTTAAGTAAAATAATGAACGCTTTGGTTCATGTATTGGATTTGGTAAAGGTCCAAATATTTTTTCCATCTCTTTAATCTTTTCTTCAGCTACATCAATTTCAGTCATAGTATTTTACTTTCTAATGTTTTCTTTGCTCTACGATACTGATAATACAAATTTTGCGGATCTTCATCTAGCATCTTAGCACATTCTATTTTACCGTGTTTGTCATATAGTTCTATTAGATTTTCGTATTTTGGTTTTCGTCCGCCATTAGTTATATGTGTATGAGGATTATCTTGATAATTTTTCTTAACTGACTCGCTAATCTTCTTTCTATGTTCCTCAGTTTTCTTTTGTCCTACGCCACCCCATCCACCAATTTTCATATTGTAACATTGTCTATCTTCAACTAATTTTTCTGTGACAACTCTTGCTTCTTCTAGATATGCTTCTTCAGAGGTATTAAATGTTTTTAAATTGCAACGATGAAAGTTTTTAATACCATACTTTTTAATAGCATCTTTAAGTGCTTTTCCTGAGCCGTAATACCAAGGATCGTTTCCATTAGTAACACCATAGTAAAATTTTCCATTAACTAAATTAATTGTTTTATAAAAATAATGTGTATCAGTCATAGTATTTTACTTTCCAACAAAGACCTAATAATTCCTATTCCATAAATTATTGTCATCATTACATTAATAATTATAATACTTGATTCTTTCCATAAATACCCAATATAAACCCAACCAATACCTGCTAAACAACCTAACCAAACATTTAGTGGGTACCAATCCATCGCACTTGCAGCTGCACATGCACAAGCACTAATAGTGGATATCCACTTTGTCCAAAACGCAAATGTAGATTCGGGTTTTATCATTATGGATTATATACTATTTTGTTTTTTTTGTCAACCCGGAATTAGGCAAAGGTGTGTAATTTCTATTAATTGCCTGAGATGGGTCTTGATGGAATAACCAATTGATATATTCTACAGCCAAATCTTCAGTTACAAAATACTTTGTAGAAACTTGACCTGTAATCATTGAAGCAACAAACATAAGAATGTTGCCTTTATAATTAGAAAATTTAATCCACCAATAATCTTGCATTATTGGTTGCCATGTTCTGATATGTTTTTCTATATCTTTTTTTAATTTTTCATTCATTATTACCAATTCCGAGCAGCATTTTTTTATACATAGCTTATGTCCGGTGCTGAGGTAGCTCCAGGTCCAAAATCAGTTCAACTATCTTGTTCCGCACCAATTCATACTTCCATACACCATATAATCATACCATATACCACTAATGCTATTGCAATGAGTATCATGCCATACCATTCCCAACGGTTGCCCGTTTTATCGGCATCTAACCAACGATAAAATTTACTGTTATATAACCAGTTCATACATCTTGTTCCACATATAAGGTACAGATAGTACCTGGTTCTGTACATTTAAGTATAGTGTCAAAATCAATCAAATAACCATTGATAACATGGCTAACTGCCAGTATGATTGCCGCCCATATAATTGCTTTATTTGTTGTCATTTTTTAAATGATCCACCCAGTTAAAACAGGTCGACTCACTGTAATAGTAAGGATAGCCCATGGTTTTGTTTTCCGCCTCACGCAACTCGTCATTGAATATGGCTGTTACCATACAACTATGCTCATCTCTGAATGTGCCTATCTGAATGTCTTCCTGCCATATGCACAGGCCAAAGTAACAATTGAAAACTAAAAATGTCCATGGTCCAATTGGCATTACTGTTCCAAAATCAGTGTATTGGTCTTGTATTCTGAGAGCGTCTTATCTTAGGAGAGAATTTAATAGAATCCGGCTTCTTTTCTAAGTGGTTTTTTCTCACTTTACAACTTACCCAATCATTATAGTATTCATCGGTTCTTAAAGCATGTCGAATGAATATTTCATAAGTTTCCCAATAAGAAAGTTCACCTTTGGTTTTACATAAATGTAGAATTTCTCGTGTAAAATGTGTTTCACCTTGTTTTTCAACGTCTTCTTGTAAAACTTTATTACTACCCCAATATTTTAACCAATTAGAGGGTTTTCTTATCTTCTTTATTTTACCTTTAATCTGTTTTCTACCGGACTGTGTAAAGAATTTCTTTCCCACATATTTTCGGCCACTTTTGAGATTCGTAATTAAATAAACTATACCAAAATATTCATCGATATGGTCTTCGGTAAATTCTTTGCCATTATAAGTCCAATTCAATATTCGTCCTCGTCCTCTCCATATGTATTGTTCATACTTTTATTTAGGTCCTCATCGAGTACCAAGTATTCACCACAAAAAGGACAAAAGGTTGGGTCTGATTCACAAACAGTTTCAATATAATTAATTGCAAATTCTGATTGACAATTATGGCA